CAGTAGTACCCTTGATGCCCTGCTCATACCAAACATTGGTATAATCAAGTCCAAAGTTTTGTGTTGCTCCAGGGCCATCAGTAATTGCAACTCCGATTGGCTCCATAGGAATAACCACATCATAAATTGCAGTATAACTACTAGTAGTGCTAGAACCACTACCAATTGCAAGAAAAGCAACGTTTGAAGATGCAGCTACAGTTGCACCTAATACTCTGTAATAACCACCATTTACACGATAGTTATAGTTTGAAGTAACAATTACTCTGTTAATTTCAATCTCAACAGTATCGTTAGAAGTAGAAATATATTCCATTCCTTGCGCACCCTTCGTTGACGTTAAAAATAATGAAGTAGCAAATGAACTTACTACACACATTAGAACGATTCCTAAAACTATTAACTTTTTCATTTCATTATTCTCCTTTCTTAAATATTTATGAACCTACATTAACGCCACGCATGTGTGATTCTTCTACTGGGAAGTAGGAACCTGATTCACTCATGAACTCACCTTTTTGTGCATCAACTTCAGTATTCATTTTGTTATACTCAGTTAATTTGGTGTCGCGTGATTTTCCGTTACCATTCAAGTAGATACGTTTGCAGTTCTCAGAGTCAACAACGAAGAAAGTCTTGCTGTTAGCACCAGAAAGAGATTTTCTTGCGATGATGATGGTTAATTCACCAGAACCAAAAACATAAGAACGGATAGCGTTACCATATGCTGATTGGCCTTGGCTTGTCTGCAACTTCATTGTTGAGTAGTTAGAAACTACGTTAGCAACATGAGCAGAAGCAACAAGGATTTTTCTAGGTGAACCAACTTCAAAGATAGGAAGTAAAGCGTTCTGGAAAGCTAATTCTGACATTGCTAATCCACCAAAATCAGAAACGTTAGTTACAATCGTTTCGTTTAATGATGTAGAAGACCGTCTAGTTGTAGCACCTGAACCAGCAGAAGCAATTTCGCCCCACATTGCAGTGGTGTCTTGGTCAGCCATATGCTGAATAAGAGCTTTACGCTTTTTACCTTCATAAGAGTTTACGTCGTCATAAATCTTAGTAGAAAGCATTGTTCCAGTAACACTGAAAGGATGTGAGAAAATCTGTGTTCTAGCTGTTTTTTGAACAGGAGCAGATTGACCACCGTCACCAACAGTATAACCTTCAAGCTGTGCATTACCAACGATTTGTAATGGTTCATTAGGGTTAATTACTGCAGCAGCAGTTGCGCCCCAAGAACGAGTTACTGTTAAAGCATCAGTAGAAACAGCAGTAACAAGAATCGTTTCACCAGTTCTAGGAACACGAATAATAGTCCCAACTGGACATTTCCATCCGTCACCACCAGCTAAATTAATAGTTCCAGCAGCAGCAGTAGCACCAACACCGTCACAACTTGCCCAGCGACCTAAGTTATCATCCTCGAAATAGGTGTGGGTTGGGTTTTCGATACCAATGTTGTTTTTCTCTGTTAACTTTAAAAACGCAGTAAGGGTAGCAACATCAGGTTGTTTTAGTATTATTTTCTTTAGTACATCGGGCGTAAGTATTTCAGACACTGTAGAAGTGTACTGTGTTCCAGCATATCCAGACATTTTATTCTCCTTTTATTGTTAGTAAAAGAAGTTAATATAAAGATGCGAAAGGATTATATCCTGATTCTCCTGTTGGTGCTTCGCTATTCGTTGACGCGTCTAATACATGTTTAGTGTTTAGACTGGCTAAAGCTTCCTGTCTTCCTTGTTCGATAGAGTTAGGAGTTGTGCCACCTACTAAGGTTTTCACTAACGTCCACTTCTCTTCGGAAGTATTCCCGGGGAACAAAGCCCCTTTAGGATTCTGCTTTAACCAATTATCAACAAACTGTTCAGCTTTAACTCTTAAATCAGGTTGCCCTTTAAATAACTCGCTCTTAATTAACTCCTGTTCAGACTGGAGTTCAGAGAATTGTCTTTCTTCGTTAAGAGTTGTTGAGATCATTCCCTTATATAGATTGTCTTTAAGGTTATTCAACTCATAGAGCTGTTGACCAAAATTATCATCTAACGGGTCAAGCGTTTTTAATCGCTCGTTAATCTCCTCTAACGTTTTCGGACTATCTGCCTCACCATCAGTCTGCTGTACTGGAGCCTTGAAGTTTTCCTCTAGGTATTGTTTTACCAGTTCAGGATTATTCATAAACTCTTCGTACTGTTTTGCCTTAGCTTCAGCTTCTTTAAACTTTTCGTTTACTTCCGTAAACCTAGAATAAGGAATAGCTTCTGGCACTTTTCCAGTGTTAACGTCACTAGGAGACGAGTTATCACCCTCAGGTTTTTCTTCGCTGGTAGAGGTTTCAGCGGTTTCATTTGTCGATTCAGGCGACGAATCAGTGGTTTCTTCCACTTCGCCAATTAGTGAATCAAAAGAGGAGGTTCCAGAGCTTTCAGTTACTTGCGTATCTTGGGCTACTGACTCAACCTGCACAGATTCAACTGCTGGCGTAACGCCTTGTTCATCACTCATTTAATACCCCTTTACAAATCAATACTATTATCGTATCTTTTCAAGCTATCTTTCATTATGGCTACTTCGTCAGCCATCTGTTCTTTGAACATATCAAAAAAGCGTAATCCAGTCAAATACCCTGATAAATACCGCAACTCTGAGTCAGTCTTATTCCTATCCATTATCTCACACTTAACAGAGTTGCTAGTTTCTTTTAATGTTTCAATAAGAGCTATAAACCCTTTTTGTGTCTCTAACTCTACAACATATCTAAGTATCTCTTCTTTTTTCTCTATCTCAAATACTATAGCATCATATGATGGTATATTGGTTTTATTCATCTTGCTCTGCTACTTCCTCAACATCTGGTCCAGTCATTCCTTGCTTAGATGCCATTAACTCACCTGCAAACATACCCATTTCAATGTTCTCATACTCTTCTGCAGGTAGTCCCAAGCCTATCCACATAGCTTCATATAAGCCAGCCTTAGCAGGGTCAGGTGTTCCCATGTTGCGTATAAACTCACCAAACACCCTCATACGCTCTGTTTTAACACGTTCAGAGTCAATCATTAGCTTACCCTCTTCGGTCTTGGCCTTCAGTGCTAACTCTTGTTCTGGTATTGTAGAACCAGGTTCAGGTGGTGGAGGCGGTGGTGGGAATAGCTCTTTTTTAGCTCTTTCCCAATCTTCCCTATCAAAAGCATCCCAAGCCATTTTTAAAATAGGTGCGGCAGAAACCTTGTAACCACCTGTTTGTTGGTCTTCATAATGGTTGCCTACCTGAATAAACTCCATTAGACTCTGCTTATTTTTAGCTTTGTCGAGTTCAGTTGACGCGTTAGCCATGATGAAATCACAGTCAATATTGATATCTTCAGGCGATACATTGATTGTTTCATAAGTTGTTTGATCTTCAGGGTTGAGGATACGTACTTGCTTTTGTACTGTGAGAAACTGTTGGTTAAGTTTAGCAAACCAACGAATAAGTTCCCGTACAACTTCCTCTTGGAAATGCCAAATTGCGGACTTGAATCTAACATTAGCCTCACCAAGAGCTGCATTGATGCCTCCTTTAGTATTATCTATACCACCACCAGCAGATACTCCAGAAAGTAGCTTAACAGCACCAGTATCAGACTCAATGCGCTGCTCTATCTGTGCTATAGAGTTCCAGCCAGTATTGGCAACATCTTTAATCTCTACAGGAACCATATCTTTGCTAGGGTCATACTGGTCAGGAAAATTTAATACTTGTCCTGGAAGTAATCTCATAATTGATGGGAATTTAAGGCTTCCACGCACCTTCATTGGCGCAGCTAGCACCAAGCTCATATTATCAGCTATCTGTGAAATGGTAGTGTTTAATAAGTGTAACTGTTTAGAGCTTGGAGCCAACGCACTTTCACCGTAAGATTCGCCTTCGTTTTTGTCATAAGCACCAATAATGTATGGGTCTTTGCCAGAATACCAATAAGGTGATTTTCTCATACAAATAATATGTTTTTGGTTAAGCAAATGGATTTCACACATAGGCTTGTTAACATTGCCTTTTTCGTCTTTATCGTTAGGGTCAATAGCAAAATTACCCCAGAATACTAGGATTTGGTGCTTCTTACCATCAATATCAGATTCGTTACCAGCAACCTGTGATGTATCACCAGACTGAGAGCTAATGCCAGCCATACGTTGACGCTCCTGAATAAACCAATCATATTCATCATTGGACATTTCCTCGTCTTTGGCTTTATCAACGTTTTCCTGAAAGTAATAACCTGTTCTCTTTAGCGAATCATAGGAAACATAACGTTTTTCAATCTTTGGATTATTCTCAGCGTTAGTTGGGTGCATGTAAAACATTGCCGGGTCTATTACCTCAACGTCTGCATGGTCAGTATCTAACTGCTTAATCTCCATTGGAACAAGCGATTCGTCAGTATACTTACCAGCATTAATAACTCGTTGATATTCAGACTGTTCTTGTGGTGTACCATCACGCAATGTACTTAACTTGCGTCTCTTTATCTCTGTAGTAGTCTTGGTGTTCCAAAATACACGAAGAACACATGTGCCATATAACACATTGTTTTTAATGGTTGCAGCTAATTTCTTGCGAACATTAACTAACTCCATGTTCCAATAGAGTAACTTCTTTAACTTCTCTGCAGCTTCAATATCATTAGGCTCAAATCCTGTAGCACTAAAGAAGTCTTTATTACCAAAAATAACCTGTTCGATACGTGGAACGATAAGGTTAACTATCTGATAGGCTTTACCCATCATTACCTTTGCACGACCATCGGAAACGTTGGCATTACTAAATAGTACCTGACGGTATAGTAACCAATACTCTAGCCATTTATCCTCAATAGCCTTCTGTGGCTTATTGTAGGCTACTCTATTAGTAGTGCTGTAAGTATGATAAATAGATGATTTTCTTGATCTAGCATAAAACTCATATGTTTTAACAATATGTTTAACAGCTTTTTCTTGCTGTTTCTCGCTAGGTGTTGTTGATTTCTTATCGTACTCATCAGCTTGTTGTGGTGGTGGTTTTGGCGGTTCAGTAGGCTGTTGTGGTTGCATACCTTGTTGAGGCATCATTCCTTGTGGTGGCATTGGTGGCGCAAACTGTTGTGGCATCGAATCTCCTTTACCAGCCTGTTATAGGGTCAATCCCTGCATTATTTACCGCATCGTACAGCATTTCGTCAGTATATTCCACCCTATTATGAGATGATACAATATTTACATCTGCATAGTCAACTTGATTCTCTAGAAATAGATACAGTAGTGATTTGCAGTAATCATCATTAATACTAGACGGTGCAGAATCAAGTAAGCCGTTAGGTTTAGGCTTGTATTCCCAGCCTTCCATTTCGTCCAACACATCTAGCAAATCAGAAACAATATATATCTTCTTCTCTGCAAATACTGTGTTAACACCAGCTATTGCCTCTGTTAGGTAGTTAGGTTTCTTGCGACATTTATCTAGCCCAATTCCATGAACAGCATATGCCGCAGCAGGTGTACCAATTCCACGCTGACCAAAAGTATCAAGATCTGCAGCAATCTTTAGTAGTGGATTAGCGGCAAACTGTGCCCTTAACTCCTTAATAGTCTTGGCGAAATCATCAACGTTCTCGTTCTTCTTAGCCCCACTAAAGATGTAAAACGTGTCAGGTTTCTCAGGGTCCCACGTCTGAAACAGAATAGCGCAAGGGTGGCTAGAGTTACTACCATGGTCATAAGCACCAATAACAGGCCATGTCTGCTGAAACTTCTTGTTGAACGCAGAGCGAGTAATAGTGTTATTTTCACGCTTAAACTTGTGAAACACCGCACCCTCAGCACTTCCCCATTTACCCCAAACAAAGCGGTCTATCCACCACTGTGGGCGGTTGGACAATAATCTATCCATATATGCAGAACCAACTATTTTTGTTAAATCTTTTGTAGTAGATTCAAAGAAGGTAAATTCTTTAAATCCACCATTACGATCAAGAAATGTTCTTTTACACCATCCGGGAGCAGGATTGAGAATTAATACGGAACGCCATGCAGATTTTGGAATAGTTGGTAATCTGCATCTAGCATCTAAATCCATTAAAGTTAATTCAGATATTTCCTCTAGCTGATCAACTACAAAACCTCCAAGTGATGGGCCACGAGCAGAGTCCTCTGATACCAATGATACGAATTTTACTTCTGAACCATTTTGAAATACTAATTCACGTTTAGTTTGATTCCAATATTTTACTAATGGGTGTTGCATTGCATTTTTAGCCGTACATCCCATTAAACTAAAAAATTCCTTCATTGTAGATTGTTCAAGTTTATCTCCAGTAAGTCTACAAATCCACCATCTATTCTTAGGAATGGTTACTGTCATAAACAGTGCCAAAGCACAGGCTTCCGCTGTTTTTCCACTTCCGAGGCCACCGGCATCTACCAACATATAGTCGTTTGTGAATATAAATTTCTTCTGACGCGGGATAAAATCACTAAAATCTATTGTTCCATCATCTTTAATTAATCTTAAGGGTTTTACAGACGGTTTAACCTCTTCTTCTACTTCTTCCATCTATTTTTCCTATCTTCTTCGTGAATTTTAAGATGACATGGAACGCAAAGAGTAATTCCGTTTTCTATTTCAAATCTTAAATCTATACTTTCCCTCCAAGGTATTAAATGATGTGCATTTAGTCTTTCTCCAATCTTATCACACTTAGTGCATCTATAATTATCACGCTCATAAACTGCCTTACGCCAATCTCTCAATTCATGACTTGCCCTTGATCCTTTATTCTTGCGCAATTCGCCTTTCCATTTACCATTCTTTTCTCTTGTATATTTACCTATTCTGCCTAAAGCTCCACAAGTTACTGAACAATATTTATCGTGTTTGCTTGGAACAAGATAAAATTCTTTATTACAATGTTGGCAATTTACCATTTTCCCGTTTTTTCTTGATACCAATGAGCATTTTTTGCTACAAAATAGTCCTTTGCCAATATTTACTAGATGTTGTGTTGTTTGAAATGACTCTCCACAAAATTCACATATTCTATCTACTCTATCTTTTTTTAGATATTTTCCTACACAAGCATTACTACAAAACTTATACTCTCCAATATCAACTCTAGCTTTTGATCTTTCAAACTCTTTCTTACAATGTAGACAAGTTAAAACAACTAAATTAGTTCTATTTATGCTACATAAAACACCGTTGCACTTACTAGAACAACATTTCTGGGTGTCCTTCCATCGCTTCTCAACAAGAAACTCACTACCGCAGATAGCGCAAGGATTTGTAGCTGTAACTTTTATTGATTTACCCACACGCTACCCCTTTACTTAAATATTGACTTATATCAATTATTTAACTATATTACTTGCTGTAAGAGGCTAACATACCCGGCTTAGTTACCCTCTGTTACCTCTTACAAATTATCTATTTACATTTCATTATTATTATACTAAACTATTCTTTAACTAAGCACGGGTTCTCTTATTATTTGTCTTGACCGTCTAGTTGAGAGTGTCACCTTAAGTCATACAGTACTTAACCACTTCTCCCAAATGAATCCTGGAATACCAGTTCAATCATTTGTCTTATTAGGAGAAGTGTATCCTTAGTCTCCAGTATTTAACTAAATTCAATAAATAAATTCCTAGTAATAGAATGAATTACTAAAATTTACTTAACTTAGTGGGTCAATCACACGCTGACTTGTGCGCTGCTTGTTCTCTCGTTCCATAGCGTCAGTCTTGTCTGGCCCATATATGCGCTTATTGCGCTCCACCCTACGCTTTGCGGTATCTAACTCGTGGGTTGGCGACTGCATTCCTGCCCATTTGTGCGGTACTACTGTGTAGACACGCTTTGATATCTTTCCGCACTCATCACACTTATGTTCGCTAAGGTTGCCGCTAGACGGCATTATGACATCATAGTCGCCACACTTTTTGCAAAAAAACTGATATGTCGGCATTGTTACCCCTTTACAACTTAAACTTCTTAACTAGCGGATTATCGCCATTATCAATGCTTTCAGGCTCTTTATATGGTGCTTTATGTTTCACTACAGGCGTTGAAACCTTACTCATATCCACTTTCTTTAGTAACTCAGGGTTAATCATCTGCATGATTCCCAACTTGGTCATAAAGGCTAGCAATTCGCCATTAACCTCTAGGCGTAACTGAAAGTTAGCCGAGTCGTCGTGTTTTTCTAAATCTTTACTCGCCCAACCAGCCTCTACCGCCATAACCTTCATAAGATTAGCAGCCGCAGTAGTAGCCTTTGACTTACCACTCTCATCATCACTAGCAGCAGCGTCAGACATCATATTCTTTAAATATCGGTTAAGAAACGAGAACCCTACCTCATATTTAGCTTTTATCTCTTTATCTTTGGAGTTTTTAGTTAAATCGTAGAAATCGTTAAGCGAAATAAAAACTTTGAACTTATCATAAATATAAGAAGGCATCTCAGTAGCTAAACAGCCATCTTTTGCCTTTTCTATCCATAGATCAACATATTGGTGTGCTAACTTCGCTATATCCTGCTCAATCATCTGCATACCCCTTTAAATAACCTACTAGACACTTATGAAATGGGTTCGACTATTTGGTTTGCACACTAAATATATGACCCTAGCGTCTAGCAGGCGGTATGGAAGCTAATGCCCCCTACAGGCTATTATAACACTATTACGCTCCATATTTACAAACATGATCGTAGGGAACCTCAAATTTGGGGTCCCTAAACATCTCTCGCTCTACCTCGAACCGCTTCTCGAATTCTTCTTTGTCTTTAGGATTAGCTTTCCCAACCTTAATAACCTTTAACGGCTTTAGCTTAATATAAAACGCTGGCTCACCGTTAGCCTCGGTAGCGTGTTTGTTTCTAGTTATAACCAGTATCATATATTCGCCAAACCTACCAATAAGGTAAGTATCATCGCTATCCTTATATTTCCGTAACCATAAACAAGCAAGTAACCCATCCATATACTCTGCACCACCGAAATTAAGAATTAATTCATAATCGTGTACAGATGCCTTATCTTTCAGCACATTAGGCAATATACTAACCCTAAGCCCCTTACCACCAGCATGGCTACCACAAAACACGCCCTGAAGGTATGGCTGATTGTTTTTACTGTTAATCTTAGTCCATAACTTACCTTCGGTACGGTAGCCAGTTCCCCTATTAGTACCAGCAATATAGCCATTACCTAACGGTTTCTTTAGTGGTACAAACTCACGACGCCACCTACCAGAAACAGGGTTTTTCACCCATTTACCGCTATTTTGTCTAACTGCCATTAGTTAAGGCTCCAATCGAGCGACATAGTAAGCTGTGGGAGGTCTATCCATTGATAATCGGCTTGTAGCATCACTACATTCCCGCTATTTTCGCTTATAGACCTATTATTTTGTATATATCTACTCCGTAGTATCCCATGAATAATAAATCCATCACCTTGCGGGTCATTAACAATAACATTCCCTCTATTTTTTCTCCGCATTAGCTCTTTTTGCCTTTATTCTAGCAATCATAGTAGCAATCCTATCGTTATCACCATAAATAATATCCTCAGCGTAGTTAAGCTCAGGGTTATACGTCTCCATAAACCTGCGCACCTTTACCCTAGTCTTAGTCATCATCTTATCGCAGAGATACCACTTGCAGTCCTTACACTCATCAGTTCTACAGAACGCTGATGGTTCAAACATATCTAGTTCTTTAAGCTGACATTTCATTATCTACCCCTTTACTACCACAAATTAGCCTCTACACACGCTTTTACTAGCTCTTTTCGCTCTATAAGCACCATATTAGGCTCATCAAAAAGCTCTAAGCACTGGTTAACCCGCTCCCTGTTCGGAGATTTCTCTACAAACACGATAATTGGCTCTGGCTGACCTATCC